CAGAAATGGCTACGTCCATCTCGGACAAGGCCAAGGGTCTGAGGTCGCTTACGGACGTGTTCAACTCCGATGGGGTTTCTACGTCTTCGGCAATTTCGAGCCTCAAGCAGCGTCTTGCAGCCATCAAGACGTTCCAGAGCGACATCAGTGCTCTGACCAAGCGAGGCTTCTCCAAGGAGATCATTGCCGAGATCTCCGACGCCGGTCCGGAGCAGGGCGGCAACATGGCGAAGGAGTTGCTGAACGCCACCGACTCTCAGGTCAAGGAGTTCAACAACACCTATGCGGCTATCGGAACGGCTTCTGATTCCCTCGGGAAGACGGTTGCCGGCTCGTACTACTCCGCAGGCAAGAAGGCCGCTCAGTCGCTTGTCGACGGCCTGACTAAGCAGGATAAGTCCTTGATCAAGAAGATTGAGGGCCTGGCCGACACCATCGTGAAGACCTTGAAGAAGAAGCTCAAGATCAGCTCGAAGACGCCCGTTGATTCGGGCCTGGCGTCGCTCCTTACTTGGCTGACTGGCAATGGCCAGGCGGTCAAGGGCGGAGGCAGTACCAAGAGCAAGAAGACGACTCGGGTCAGTACGACTTACTCAACTGATTCCAAGGGCCGGAAGGTCACCACGGTTACGACCACGGTTACCGACCCGGCAAAGGGAACCACGACCACGACCACCGAAAGGACCGTGGGCGGTAAGACGACCAAGTCCACCAAGGTAACCAAGATCAAGGGTTATTGGACTGGTACTCGTTCGGCTTCTTCGGGTGTTGCTCTCGTCGGTGAGCGAGGTCCCGAGCTGGTGAACTTCAAGGGTGGTGAGCGTGTTCGTAACGCACGCGAGACAGCCAATCTCATGGGGCCTCGATACGAGATCCACATTCATGAGGCGAAGGCCGAGAACACCACTCAGTCCGTTCTTCGAGCGATGCAGTACGCAGAGGTGATGGCCAACATGTAATCGACAAGGAGTGTCATATGCCGATTCCCGTAAGGCCAAAGGTTCCGGTAGTTGCTTATCAAAAGCCAGCTGTCCCGGTACCAGAGGATTGGCAGCGCACATACGTGTCGATCAGAGGTGCCAATGGTCAGGGGGAGGAGATCCCCCTGACCGGCATCGAGAACGGCGCATGGCCGACCATCGTGCTTCAGCCGGGGGTGTCAGGTCTCGACCTACCCCCGTTCGAGCTGCACACCGATGACTCGCCCAACCTCGACGGCTCCATGTACCGAGGGACCAGGGCCTCAGCCCGGCAGATCCTCTTGCCCATGTTCGTCTACGGCATCGACCGGAAGACGCTCAGGCAGTTCAAGAGGAAGCTAGCCAACACCCTTAACCCCAAGGGTGGTTACTGCCTGTTGACCTTCATCGAGCAAGACGGCGTGCCCCGTCGACTCCAGTGCTACTACGCCGGGGGCATGGAAGGAAATGAGTCCGCGGATGCCGCTGGATTCAAGTGGATCACCTACGGCATACAGCTCGTGGCACCAGACCCGTGGTTCTACGGAGATCTCGAAGTTGCTGCCAACTGGTCCTTCGGCTCGTCTCAGCAGTTCCTGAAGAATCCGTTCTTCCCCGTCAAGCTGAGCGCCGGCACGGCGGCAACCAACACGATCAGCGTCTCCAATCCCGGCGACATCGAGGCGTGGCCTGTCTGGACGTTCACGGGGCCGCTGAAGTCCTTCGAGCTGACCGGCCCCGACGGCACCAAGTTCGGCATACCGGCTCAGGCCGGTGGAGCTGACGCGCTCCAGACCGGTCGGACACTCACCATCGACACCCGGCCGGGATACAAGACGGTGCTGGACGACAGAGGCGTCAATTATTTCCCTCTGATGAATCCGGGACCGTCTCTCTGGTCCCTCCCCGCGGGCACTTCGACCGTCAACACAACGCTGGTCGCAGGCAGCGGGACGCCGACCGTGAACATGAAATTGATTCCCCGATACGCGACTTACTGACATGAGGTGCACATGGGTTACCGGGTGGAGGTGCGCGACGCTGCTCTGAACCGAATAGGCGTGATCGACACATGGATCTCTATGGATCTCGTCGTCCGATACTGCCAACAGGGCTCGTGGCAGATCCTTGTGAAGGCCGGCACGCCTCAGGCTGACCTTCTCCAGAAGGGTGGCGGCGTCGCCATCTACCAGGAGGGCGTGAGCACCCCCCTGATCACGGGGCAGATCGAGAGCTTTCAGCACTACTGGACCAACGATCAACACTCCGGGGTCGGTTCGCTGTACTTCGGGGGCAAGTGTGACAACAAGCTCCCGTACACGCGGCTAGCCTTCCCCGACCCCACCAAGGGGGCCACGCAGCAGTGGCAGGCCAACGACGACGGCCGGAAAGTCTCGGGGCCGGGTGGGCATCTGATCTGGTCCGAGCTGAACCAGTCTCTTGGTCCTGGTGCTCAGACCAACCGCCGCATCAGCGGCGTGAACATCGGATCTGACACCAGCCTCGGCAAGACGGTCTCTGACAATCTCCAGTGGGACGTGATCGGGACCAAGCTCGAATCGTGGATCGACACGACGACCGTGGGCTACCGGTTCCTATGGGACCCGAACAAGCAGGTCATCAACCTCAGCTTGTTCACTCCGAGGGACCTCTCCAAGTCGGTCCGCTTCAGCACGGACCTCGGCAACCTCCGAGAGTTCACGTGGTCCCTGACTGCCCCGACCGTCACTCGCGTGATTGTGGCCTGCCAGGGCACCGGCAAGGGCCGGTACCTGTACCAGCAGATCGACACCGAGACGGAAGCCGAGTGGGGCTTGCAGATCGAGCAGTTCCTCGACCGGCGAGACCTTCCCATCAAGGCAGACCCGACCACGGGCGCACCCATCAAGGCTGATCTGTCCGTGACTGACGAGCAGTTCGCCACGGCCCAGCAGGCCGTTATAGATGCCGCCACAGAGGCTTTGACCACCGGCGCGAAGAACGGCAACTTCCAGATCTATCCCATTGATACCGAGCAGATCAAGTTCGGCCGGGATTACTTCGTGGGTGATCGAGTGACCATTTCCGTGGACGGCACGGAGTACCAAGACATCGTGCGTGAAGTGTCCATCACCGTGGATCAGGGCGGACAGACGGAAACCATCACCCCCACCATCGGAGAGCAGGGCTCAGGTAACCCGCTCAACATCTACAAGACGGTATTCGAGATGCGCGAAAAGCTGCGCAAGCTAGAGGCGAGGAAGTAATGGCAAACGAGATCAGTTACCCATTTTCCACTGATAGCGCTAACGGCGGATCGCAGATGATGGACCACGGCCAGTGGCAAGTCATGGCGAAACTGTTCGGTAAGGACAAGGTTGACTACCCACTTACGTCGTCGTCCATCTCCTCATCGTCACTGCCCTTCTACGCCGCTGTTGTCACCAACACGTCGGTGTCCGTCGCACCGGGCCGTGCCCTGGTGGGGGGCTTCTACTACCAGAGCACCGCTACGCAGACGGTCACGATCGCAGCCAACACCGGCTCACTGCCACGGATTGACTTGATCGTTCTCCGTGCGGACCTCTCGTCAGCCGGCCAGGTCAACGTGAAGGTCGTGCAGGGCCAGGCCGCGGCTACCCCGAAGGCTCCCAGTCTCACCAAGGCGGCTGGTTGGAAGTGGGAGATGCCCCTTCACATCGTGAACGTACCGGCCAAGAGCGGGGCTATCAGCCTGACCAACGTCATGCCGTTCGACATGCCTGAAGCCGTCGGTGTTCCGTGGAACATTCTCTATGCCGGCCCTCTGCAACCGGCCGGCACCTTCGTCTATGACATGGACAACAACGCCAACGGAGGGCAATCCGAGTATTTCACGGGCCGAGACGCCTTTCTTCCGACGCGTGATCTCGGCAAGTACCGCACCTATACCCCTGGCCTGGTGAACACCTCCAACAATGGCGTTGACGTGCGTACCGGAAAGTGGCGTTGGATCGGACCCAACTCGTATTGGTTCCAGGCCACTATTGCGAATGGGTACGACTTCGGCGCAATGGCCACCGGTTCCAACTGGCGAGTCGGCATCACGCTCCCCCAGGCAGCTCACCGCACGGGAATCCAGACCCTTCACGGCTATCTGTCGAACCCCGACAAGAGCGGCAACCTGCCGAACATGGTCGCGGTTACCGCGACGACTAATCCAGGATCTACGACGCTATACCTGCACTACCCCAACAACACCAAGTTGGGCGAGGGACTTGACGGTCTTCGCGGGTTCCCCGCCCGAAGCACCTTCAGCATCTCGGGAGTAATCGAAGCGAACACATTCGCCTAATGAGAGGTAACTGATGGCACGTAATTTGTTTGGCGGTACTGCTTCTGATGTCGCTGAGGATGTCGCGGGTGCCCGCGTACCGGGGGTGGTCGGAACCGTTTGGTACAGCTCGTCCGAGGGAGATCAGGTCACTGACCTTCTGGACTCGAACGGCGCCCCGATTGATTCCCTCACGGCCGATGAGAACGGCATGATCTCGGAGTTCCAGGGACCGGACGACGGCGCTGAGCGCCTGTGGCTCGACTTCGGGGCCGGCGTGCGTGTCGCCATCTTGGCCACCAACGTGGGAGAACGCCTTAGCGCCCACCTCACTGCCCCTGACCCTCACGGGACTCAGGCTGCCGCTGTGGCGGAGATTGAGACCCGTATGGGCGCCCCTCTGGGCTTCGCCACGCTCGACGGTTCGGGGCTCATATCCTCAGCCCAGGTGCCTTCTGCGCTCGACTGGATCAACGTTAAGAGCAACCCGTACGGAGCCAAGGGCGATGGCACGGCCGACGACACCACAGCCATTCAGCGAGCCATCAACGACGCAGGCGTGGGCGGAGTCGTCTACATCCCCAAGGGCGTGTTCAAGATCTCCGCACCCCTCGACCTCCCCAAGGGTGTCTCTCTGGTTGGTTCTCATTCCAACCTCATGATCGGCCCTGGCATGAGGGACGACGACTTCCCGTGCTACATCCAGGCTGCGCCGACGTTCAACTCGGGTTCCATGATCCAGATCATTGGCGACAATGATGGAGTTCACCCGGCCATCAACGGTGAACAGCGCATTTCTAACCTCATGCTCGACGGCTCGAAGGTGGCCTCTGGAAGCCTTGACGGCATCTACGCCAAGGGCAACGTCCAGAACGTTGTAATGCGGGACGTATGTGTCCGGAAGCTGCCGAACAACGGCATCATCACCGGCTCCAACGCGGGTGGTGAGTGGCCCTACTCCTGGCGCCTTGAGGGCGTGATGGTGGACAACTGCCACGCAAACGGTTTCGCGTTCGAGCGGAACACCGACCTGACCATGATCAACTGCCAGGCAATCGGCTGCTGGGCGACCGGCTTCAAGCTCATCAACTGCGCTAACTCGACGCTGAATACGTGCCGCTCCGAGTGGACTGGCGGTCACGGGTTCTGGCTCACGGGAGCATGGGGCAACTGGCCTGGTTCTGGCTCGGCCACTCTCTCCGCGTGCTCGACCGACCGATCTGGTTGGGATGGTGTCCGCATCGACGCCACGGGCAATGCGCCCTTCATCGTCAACGCCCTCATGACCCGCAGGGACGGCCGTAACGGTGGTCCTGGCGGCGGAGGTTACGCCGGTCTGGCTCTGCTCAACCGGGCTCCTGTAGTCGTCAACGGTGTCACCTGCTACCCCGGCACTGACGACGGGGGCACGGCAAACACGAGCCCTCAGTACGGCGTGCGCATCTCTGGTGCTCGTGACGTGCAGCTCGACGGCGCATACCTTCACGCGGCGAGTGCCGGTGTGTACGACGATGGCACCAACGAGCGGATCACGCTCGGCAACAACATCACGACCGTGGCAGGGAACAACTACTCCGAGGCCCGTATCCCGACAGCCGCTTACGCGCTGACTGCCAAGACCGCTTTCGCGACCAAGGGCGTCTATGCGCCGCCGAGTTGGGGCGAGTTCTGGAAGCCGAAGCGAGACGCCGCGGCCACTGGTGGCAAGGCCCGCATCGTCGTCGTGGGTGGCTCTGCGTCTCAGGGTTACTACGCGAGCAACCTTCACTCTGGTGGGTGGGTCGGCAACGTGCGCCAGGCCCTCCAGGCGAAGTACGGCAACGGTGGCTCGGGGTTCTACTCGACCT